TAAGTGTTTGGGTACGCAATAATAACAATTCCTGATCCACCAGAATGTCCACCGGTTGCAAAAGTCATAGCACCACCTCCACCGCCGCCAGTATTTACAACACCATTTTGTCCCTGATAACCAGATGCAGCACTACCATCCCCGCCTGTGCCTGTTCCCGGAGTAGTGCTAGTTGTTGTAATTCCAGTGGTACTACCTCCACCACGTCCATGTAATGGATCACCCGCAGTTGCGTATGCTGTTGAGCTTCCACCACCACCACCTGCGTAATATATTGAAGTACCACCAATAGTAGATAGACGACCAGCACCTCCTCCTCCGGGGCCAGAACTAGAGCCAGCAACACCTATAGCAGCAGCGCCGCCGCCGCCAGAAGGATAGTAGGGAGATGATATGAGGCCGGGACTACCCGCAAACCCATACCCTGTACCACCGTTATTACTTGTTTGGGTTACTGTTCCACCAGTTGTAGCGCCACTATGAACGCCGCCGCCGCCGCCACTACCTCCGGGGCTACCATTTCCTGCGCCCGTATCAGAAAAACCACTAGCGCCATAACCTCCACCAAATGCAGTTCCTCCAGCAAAAGTAGTATTTGTTCCATTGACTAATTTAGGGCCACCAGCACCAATTGCCATTGAATAGTTGGTTCCCGTTGAAACACTAAGTGAAGTAGATGTTAATATTCCTCCACCGCCACCACCACCACCTCCGCTATTAGAACCACCATACCCACCACCACCACCACCAGCTACCATTAAATATTCAATAGTAGCTATTGGCAATATAACTAAAGGCCATGTAGACGCTTTTTGCGCTTGCATCACATCGCTGGTAGTCCAGATTCCACCGGCACTAGAAGATGACGTAGGCTGTTCAGTCGAAGAAAGAACAGACCCCTTGTATTGCGTGGACATTAGGTAATGGCTTCAAACGATGACGTTAACTCAATCGCGCTCGCAGTTCCAACAGTCACCACAATCGATTGCGCTTCACCTAAATAAAACGCCGTGCTTTTGTCCACAATAACAATGGAAGCGTTTACCGGCACAGGCACTTGATAGATTAAACGATAGTTTGTGCCAGCACCAGCCGCCGCGCTATTGATTGCAACCGTAACCGTGGCATTACTAGCCGTTACGTTTGACGCAACAATGTTGTCAATTTTGTTTACCGTGCCCGTTGCGGGAGTAAGTGCAGTCCAAGTTGTAGCCGCCGTAGTGCTTGGAATTAAATAGCTTGTGTTGCCGTAAATTGATGTTACGTTAACAATGTTTGGGTTTGCCATAATTAATATCCAAAGATCATCGCCATTGCGATACTTTTACCGGTTGTGATTCCACTACCACCGCTAGGGGTTACCCAAGTTGGTGCGCTTGTTGCATTGCTTTGTAAGACTTGTCCAGCAGTTCCGACTTGCCCATTAAATGCAACCGAACCATTAGTGTTTAATGTCATTACATCCGTTGTACTAACCGAGCCATTAATAATAAAACTAATTTTTTGATTGTCCCAGCTACCTAATACTAATGGGCCACCATATGATTCCACAAAAGAGGCTAGTGGGGCGCTAAAGCCATTGTTAGGATAACCCGCTGCTGAATAGCTGTAATTTGCGTTATTTATTCCTAACTCGCCGTAAGCAGTATGACCACCATCGTTAACCGCATACGATGCATAACTTGTATTAGCTGCGCTTGTGTTTTGTAGGCTAGTGTACAAATAAAGCGGTTCACTTGCGGTAAACCCAGCAATTACACCAGAATCGGTGTGTAATGTTGCATCACCTACATTTAAAGAACCTACATTGGTTACGCCTGATGTGTAAGGTATCAAAACACGATTATTTGCGTCTTGATTTACCGATTTTTCTGCAGGATAAGACACAAACACATCTTTTGCACCGGCGGCAAATGAAATTTTGCTTCCCGTGCTAGAAGAAATTACTGTGTCACGGGACAATGTGCCCGCAGAATACGTCCCAATGCCCACTTCCCATTGAGAATCTAACGAAATGGTGTAATAAGTTGTATTGCCATTGCCAATTGCGCTAAAGGATTGAAAACCCGCAACCGAACCATCTAACGTAAATGTGCCTGATCCCGTTGTTGTGGATGTTTGTCTAACGCGATCCGCTAAAACAAGGCTCATTGGACGGCCTCCACGCCTATTACCATTCCATCGGGGCCACGAATTACACGTTTAGGTGCGCTTAGTTTTTGCATTGCCGCGCCAATGTTTTGCATAGATTCCCCGTGCAAATTTGCCATGTTGTCATGCAATGCGGTTATTTTGTCCATTGCTTGAACAATTGTGCCGCCTAGTTCATTGGTTATTTGTGCAGCCGCTGCCTCAACCACTGGTAAATCTACGCCAGGATTGCTACCAATGCGTGCCACCATAATTTTGGTTGCTGCATCTAGTTCGGCTTTCCATCGTTCGTATTCTTCCCTTCCCGCCATTTCTCGGGCTTTTATTTGCATTTCGTTGTTTTGCATGGCGGTTTCAAAATCTGCTTTCATTTGGGCAAGTTGCATATCCGCTTGCAATTGCGCTTGGTGTTTTTGAATGTCTAATTGGGCTTGCATTTGCGCCCTTTGTGCTTCGGCTTGCATCCGTGCTTGTTCCGCTTGCGCCGTGGCTTGCATTTTCATTTGCTCGGTTTGGTTTTGCGCTTCAATCTTCAATTGCTCGGGATTGGGGCCAGGCGGTTGTTGTTGTGCCATTGCCGCTTTTTGCTCCAACGCTTTCATAGCGCGTTCTACGGCGCTTTCTAGTCCGCGACCAGCACGGAAGCGGCGAACCAAGAACAAAAGCATTTCGGAAGCCATTGGCAAAGTTTCGGGCGCTTGGCTAATCATTGGGATTGCTTCACGCAAAAATAGGCCAATGGCTTGAATGGCTTCTTGTGCGCCTTGTTTTTCCGCTTGTTCGTCAATTTGCGCTAGGCTATCGGCCTCAACCGCAATATGGAAGTCGCGGATTGTGCTGTTGGACAACATTTGCACGGCGGCTTGCAGCAATTGCGGGTCTTTACCATCTTCGGTGTCCATTACACCTGACATTTGCACAATCAATTCTGGCGGGTAAAACTTGCAAATAACTTGCGCTTTTAGTTTAAAGATGTCGGAAGCAAACCGCGCCACATCGCCTTGGCTGCTTCGCATCCGTAAGCTGCCAAAGTTTGCCTTTAGCTGTTGTGCGCCAAGGGTTTCTTGCGCTTTTGATGCGCCGCGCAAAATGTCCGAGATGCCCATGATCTCGTAGATTGCTTGCTTGACTTGTTCCCGCGCCGTGTAAAGTTCCCGTAAGGTCACAATGATGGTTGAGGTGTCCATCATGTCGATTGCGCCTTTTAACCCACCTTTTTCCGACATTGCCGCCCATGCGGTAACGGGAAAAAGCTTGTTGTCTACGCCTTCGGTAAACAAACGGCCTAATTCCTTGAATTCGGCATTGAACACACCAACGGCTTTACAGGCTTTGGTAAGCAAGAAAATGCGCTGCGTTAGGTTGTCTAGTTCCTGCGCTTGGTCTTCGTACTCACAATAATCGGGCACGGGGATCATTGTGCCGGTGGTAGTAGTTGACATCAACGGACGCGGGCATGGGAAGAATTCTTCCAATTCCAGCGGATCGTCACGCTCATCTAACGCTTGTGGATAACCCTTTGCCACCCAGCAAACCTTGCCGGTGCGCTTGTTCCAAATCTCAAACACCTTGGCTTTTTTGTCATAGGTGTTTTTAGCGGTCATTGGATTTTTGGCATCCATGTCCGTGTTGCTGCTGTCTAGACCAACGTTCTTAAACACATCGCCAAAACGCTCTATGCCTTCGTCTTTGGTCATGTAGACGGCGCGGGCGACCCACCATACTTCATCCCATGTGCGGGCTGGCGAATGCAAGAAGTCCGTCCAATAAACGTAATCAATGGGGCTATGCGCCGCATCAATGCGCTCGGTTGGCTCCTCTACCGTGTCATAAATCTGCGCCTCACCTGGCTCCTCCATCTGACCGGCGGCTTCACTTACTTCGGGTTGTTCGTTAACAATCACCGGCTCGTAACGAATCCATGCCGTGCCGCGACCAGGCAACAAACGGTCTTCCACCGCGCCGCGCATGGCGTTGTCAAAGTCGCCAAATTGGGTTGTTTCATATTTCATGACCCGTTCCAGCATTGTTGATGCCAGACGGCCCACGGGGTCTTGATCCATGTAGCGGCGGGAGACTTCGGGCTTTGCTTGCCGTCCGTATAGCGAGGGAAACAACACTTGGATGTTTGACCAAAGTATGTTGTATCGAACGCGGGGCATTTCTACCGCATCGCGTTCGTCCCGATACCGCTTAATAATTTTATGCCCGCGCTTTTCCCATTTGTCAAAAACCTTTTGCGCGGATTCGATTTGGTCGTGCCAATACGGGCCAGGGTCATCGCCCTCGTAAGCACCGGTTTCTTCGTAAGCCATTAGCTACCCGCAGCAAAAAAGAATGTTACGTCCAATGCCGTGCCAGCAATTGTGGCGTATAGGCTTACGCCCACATTGGCGGGGAATCGGTGAAAGCCGATAGCGGGCGTAATCG